GTATGTTCTAGCCATGTCTAAATCCTCCTATTAAACAGAGTGCCCGGTACGGATGATACGAGTGTCCCCGTCGTCACCAAAGTCCCAGACCTTCTGAAATCCAAGTAAGGCATACCACGCGATGCCTTGGTCGCGTCCGAAATCTTTCGGAATATCGATGCGGATCTCTTCAGGGATTGCTATACCTTCTCGAACTGCGTCAGCTCCGAAGAAGATTGCCTCACCAAAGACAGATCCGGTACCAGTTACATTACTAAGGAAGTTTGTCTCCTCAACAAATCGGCAACCATAGTAGGTGCCTACTTCACCAACCATCAGAGGTTGCATGGTGGTGAGCTGTGCTTTAGCCTCGAAGAAATCATAGAGTCCACGAATTGAATTCGTAGAAGCAATACTGATGTAGTTCTGGCCGTCAAAACGAGGAATGTTGAGTTTCTTCATTTCATCAATGATATCTCTCACATTCTTGTCTGACATATCAGCACCCTGAGCAGCTACAGCAGCAGAAGCAGTACCAAACGTTGTGGTTGCGGTGTTTACCACCGTTGCCACATAGTCTGATGCCTGAAACTCCGTTGCAGCTGAACTATCAAGCACAACACCCATGTCATTCTCAAGCACCTGACGGATTGAATCCGGTACAGATACTTCAGAGAGGGTTCTCACTTTCTGCGTGTACGGAACTGAATTTCCGAACTCCGTCATAGTGAGTGTCCCTTGAGTGATGGTGTAGTTGTTCTTAGGGATTGTGTCGGTTTCAATCAACGTACCACCGGCAGTACTAATATTGGAGATCTTATTGAAAAAGACTTTATCACCTTTATTAGCACCTGCGGCTTCCTCAATCTCTGTGAACTGACGAAAACGCTGAGTCGTTTGGGAACGAAACCGCATTTTCAGAGAAAGTTCATCGTTGTTGAGAAAACCTCCTAGCGAGTTGACTGAGAATAATTGTCCTGCCATTTTATTCTCCTAGTTATTTACCTTCTGTGGAACCATACCATGCTCTTTAACAGCCTTTCTACGTGCAACTTCCTTAGCCAATAGACTTTTAGGAGTTTCATTAGAAGGTGTTTCAGACTCAGTGGATGATTCAACAGCAGATGAAACCAATTCGGATTTTCTCCGCTTTTTTGGTTCAGTTGTTTTAATTAAGTTTTCTTTCTTATTCTTTTTAAGATGAGATGTGAGATCAAGTTTACCCTGATCTGCTAAGTCCATCAGCTCACGCCTTGCATCATTGACAGCCAACCTGAACCCTAAAATCTTGTCTGGGTTGTCATATCCGTTTTCCTTAGCCAAATCCTTATCCTGCATGAAAGACATTGCTGTCTTATACAAGTCAGAGTTTGAATTGTTAAGGTTTAACGGATGTTCCATATCCATTTGGGTTCGTTTATCATCAAGATAAACAGTGTGGTCTTGCACGAGGGAGACCCATTTACTTCGAGTTTCCTGTTGTGCTTTCTGAACTTTATGAGTCTTCGCATCGGCTTCAGCTAAACCATCCTTACGAGCTTTGTTAATGGCATAACGATTAATCTCAGCAGCATATTTATGATCACCATCTTCTAGTGCTTTTTGATAGGCTGTATCAATTTGATCGTCAGTAGGATCTTTAGCTTCTTCTTTAGGTTTAGCATCATCTTCACGTTTAACTTTGAGTGCTGCGTTCTCAGCTTCTAGCTCTGTGACACGCTCCTCAGCAGTCTTACGTTTAGCGACTTCTTTACCGATACGTTTGTGAACCTTCTTCTTTATTCTGTCTTCAAGAGATAGTTCTTCAGTTTCCTCAGTGGACTCTTCCTCTTTAGGTTTGTCCTCTTTGGATTCCTCTTCAGGCTTAGTTTCTTCTTCCTTTGGTGTTTCATCAACACCACGATTGTAGTCTATGACCTTTTTCTCTAAGACCTCTCGTTTCGAAGGTTCAGGTTCAGGTTGTGTCTTTGGTTGCTTAACGTCCTCAGTGGTTTTTGTTTCAAGCTCTTTCGGAACTTCAGGAGACTCACTGATCTCCTTTTTGACTTCAGTGTTTTCCACCTTTTCGTCAGGCATTTGTATTCTCCTCTAGTTTTACGCCTTGGGAGGCGGTTTTATTTATATCTTTTACTCCAGGGTTTACAATAGTTGACCCAGAACTAGGAGGAATCTTGTTGACTCCCTCAGTCCAATTTTTAATGATTCCTTTATGGAAAAAAATCTTAAACTCTCCATAATGTTTATTGGAAATCCAACTCTCAATTGCGTCTTTCAAGAAACTCGGTATCATCTTTGTTTACTCGTAAATTCCTTTGCAAGTTCACGTTGAGCACGATTATCTTTCACTGCACTAGCAATACCGTTCATACGGTTAAGTGACCAGCGATTCTTAGGTCCTGTGCCAGTACGATGTGGGATAACTTCCCTTTTCATTAACCTACGTGCCTCTTCATACCTCATTACTTCATCCTCTTGATCTTCTTGAATGGCATCGACATCTTACTCATGTCCACCCCAACGGATGTTGCTACATCATTTATTCTGGTCTCTGTAGGTCGGTTACCAGTGAACAAGTTTGGAGAGGCACTAAGTAATCCTGCTCTCTGACGTTTTTGCTCACTATTGGGACCGGATAACTCAGATTTACCAAAGTTCTTACCACTAGTATTTCTTATTCTTACGGGCACTGGATTTCCTCCTCCGTTTTTTCTTAGTTGCTCGATGAGGCACTACCGCCACCTTTCGCACCATCTTCAGGCTTAATGCTTACTGTCGTATTACTTGTACGAATCTTAGTTGGCATCTTCACCTTTGTTGTTGGAACATTGAAGCTTTGTGATTTGAATTTACCCATGATAATTCCTCCTATACGGTTATGATGGTTGATAACTAGCCAATATTGGACCTTTACCAACAGATACTGGTAAACTTCCACTATACTTTTTGGCTTTTTTCTCTTTCCACATCTTCTTCATTCTCACTCTACGTCGTTCTCTTTCTTCATCGCTTATTCCTTTTTTTACGACCACTTCTTTTGACTTGGGCCGTTGCGATGGCAAACTTACGTGACTTTGAGATTCCTGGATTACGTCTTGCGATGGCTTCTGCAATCTCTCGACGTTTTCTGAAGGCTTTGGTGCCTCGTTTGAAGCTGGTTGACATTTGATCACCCTTATTTCCTTAATACCACTAATACCATTTGCACGAAGAAACATCTTTGCTGCGATCTGAGAATCGGAAGTTTCAATGATTAACTTACGATATCGACCTACTCCTTCACAATAACGCTTCAAACCAGGAAGTGACATGTCTGGTTCCTTCTCACGACGTAATTTCTCTAACTTTGCGACTCTATTGTTATCATATTCATTTCCTTCGAAGATTTCATCAAATATCTTGTAAATGTTCATTCGTACTCCTCCGCCATTGGGTGTACTAGTTCTTGGTTGGTTTCTTCTACTTTTTGCTTACTTCTCTCACTTATAACGTCATCTTTCACTTTAACAAAGGAAAGAATAGCATTTGTAAGTTCCATAAGACCAGCTTGATAGCCAGCACAGTAAGTACGTGTGTTAATGTCCGTTGAGGGTCTTGCCCAGTGTCCAGCAACCCATGAGCCGTCTGGTTTCTGAAAAGAACCTGTTCGGGTGATCATCTTGTAGATTTCTGGACCTATAATCTCCTGCCAGAACTCAGAATGAATCCCATCCTCTACTATCATGCCATTGTGTACTATTTTGTCATCCCTGAGTTTATTATTGAAATCAATCGACTGTTTGTCGTCTTGTTCCATTACTTCCTCCCTTTTTGTGCATCTTGTTCCATTTGGATGTGCACGTTTGCGTGTTCTTGGACCTTTTTGGCCACCCCAGGATTCTTAAGAGCTTCTTTACCTTCTGGGGTATTACTCCACTGCTCGATTACATCAATGTGAGTGCGGTGTTGGTCATCTGGCTTAACTTTGGCATTAAACCCTTGTGTCATTAGAACTAGCTCATTAGATTGATCCTCAACTTGATTAGTTTCAACTTCCTGGGGCTGAGTGATGAATTCATCTGGGTCCTCGATGTCGGGATCAGTTTGCAGCCAGCGGCGATACATGTTGTAGACGTTACCTGCTGTGACGATGCCAAAAGAGGCTGCGTTGGTGGTTAGTTGAGCAATCTTTTCCTGCATCTTGGCTCCTTGAAAGCGAAGATTAGCTGCATCGATTGAACCTACCCAGGAAACATTGTACTTGGGAATAAAATGTTGAGGAGTCAGTAAGACACCTCCAACCATACGTGGTTTAGTAACAGATTGACGTAGGATGAAGAACATTTGCTGGCCTACCTCAGAGAGAGTTTCAAGGAAGATAGAAACTTCACTGTTGGCCTGTAATGCAAGAACTGAAGTGATAGCATCTACCTCTGTAGCTGTCTTCTCACCCGGACTGACCGCAGATGAACGAGCAAGATCAGGAATGGACTGGTATTCCTCTATATAGGCTTTAGCTTGAGTTTCAATCTGAGCTGAAGAGACATCAGTGGTGATTTGCTTGTTAATCTGCTCGATTTCTCCTGCTTCGGCTTCAAGAAACTGTCCAGGGCGAATACGAAGCTCGTCACCAGACCAACCAAGCTGCTTACTCACCCTGAACATAGGAGCGTTATTGTATGTATCTCGGATCACCCTAGCATTAAACATTTTCTCTGTGATAATATGCATACCTCGGATCTGCTCAGGAATACCACGTGAGGCATACCACCGGACATTCTTGTATTCGACATCATGCTTGACGTAAGTGAAGAAACCATGCTCGTACTCAAGTTTAACCTCTTGAAGAACTTGAATTGGCTTACGAGCTGAGGTTGATCGTGAGTCTTGAGTAGCTGAGTCAGTATTACCGCTTGATTCAAGCCATGTGAATACCCACTTTTCCATCTTGTCAGTGTCGGGATTTAGATAGAGAGTCTGACATTCCCTAACATTAAACATACCTGAGTTTGCACCTTGCTGAATGTTGGTTAGACCCTCGGTAACTGCCCAATTAACATTCGTCAGCCTAGCATCGCTAGTGCCTGAGTCAGGAGCAATGTTGTCCACTACTTTACTGTCATAGATGTCGTTGTCGGCCTTCTGTTTGAGGAAATCAAATGTCACCCACATGTCGTGGCAGATTCTTTGAAGATCCTTTACCTCAGTTGAGGATGCTGGCACGATGATGTTGAGTCCTCGTACAGGAATTACTGTTGGTTCTGAGAAAAAGTCATGACGGTCAAACTTGATTACTTCTTCGCCTGACCTGAACTGTTCAATAGCATCATCTATGGCTTCTTTGTCACCCTCGTCTTCTAGATCCATATCCTCGCGCTTAGCAAGTACAGTTGCCAACTCGGAGTTATTCATCTTACGAAGTTGAGAGAGCTGTTCATCTGTAAAGTCATTTGTGTCAATAACCTTGTGAGATACTCTTGAGAAGAACTTTTCGATAACCTTGAAGAGTGAGTGGCCATTCTCAAGGAAGTAGTCCACAAATAGGTTCACCTTCTTGACCCAGCCGAAGTCCTTCTTACGGATCAGGCCATTAAGGGATTTCTCCACATCATTGGCTAGAGCTCTATTGTCTGGGGTGTCTTGTTCCTCTGAATCTAAGGAGACTACTATCTGTTTGGCTGGTACGGTGGCTACTGAGGTGAACACACTCTTCTTCTGCTTGATAATCTTGTCAGTGGTTGGTACTGGGATCTGGTTGTAACCAGGATAGGGATCATTAGTACGACGACGTACTCCTAGTCGCTGATTTGATGCTGTAATCTGCTTATGTTTCCATACTTGACGGTCACGGTCATCCTGACGAACATTCTCAGCTAGTTTAACTATAAACTCATGACGGTCTGAGCCCTCTTTAGATATCTTCTCTGTTTTAAACTCAGCATCAACCTTAGTGGTCATGGTGTTCCTCTATAACTCCCTTGCATAGATAAGCCTTTTAAGTTCTTTAAAACTATCTAATAATGCTTTAGCAGAAACTTTCCCATCATTAATAAAGTCGATAGCAAAATTCTCTGCTTCTGGATTTTCAAACTGGAAGTAGACTTTTTGCCCAAGCTGACGAATTCCTAAAAGCGGTACTTTATTGGAGTGGATATACGAAGCTATTGAAAGATCATTGGTCTCAAAGTTAGTTTTTACATTCTGATTATTCATGGTGATTACCTTTCTTAATTCTTATACAGTATGGGTTAAGGTTAAAGTCAAAGTCAAAATCGTATGTGAAAACAACGTTGGTATGTGAAAAACGTACATTGTGTAAACCAGTCAGTACGGCAAAAGTGTTCAAAATCCCCCCTCCGTATCTTCCCAACCGCCATACTCCTCCCCCACACCCACTAACACATGTTCTTGACGCTTACGAAATGTTTCCTGGTATTCAACTTCCCTGCGTGAGTGAGTTAGTTTGAGAGCCTCCGGTATCAAGGCCCATGCATCTGCCTCATTGGGAGACTCACCAACAATTTCCTTAATACGTTCCTTAGGGATAATAATCATCCGGTCATTCTTGGTCTCATAGTGGGTAGCATTAAGCTGTTTCATTAAGGTGTAATCATCATCGACCTGAAGATTACCAGACTTCATGGATGATGCTGCCTGATCATAAAGTTCAGCTCTTGCATTGTAGTATTTAGCCTCATCATGAGCTTTCTTAGAAGACTTAAATGGAACAATCTTCACCTTAGAGGATTCCCCCAACAACATAGAAATCAATGTGAGAATATCATTGCCAATCATGTCAGACATTACAACTTGAACATGATGTTTCTTGATAAGCAACACAGACTCTGCGGCAAGAATCTTACCCGCAGCAATAGGATCTGTCCCAAGATGTTTGAACTTCTTCTTCAGAACAATTGCTCCATTATTGTTGATGTATAACACAGCTGCATCCTTGCCAGTCGTAGATGGATCAATCGTCATAACGATTCGGTCTAATGAAAGTGCTGATTCAAACATCTTGGCCTTATTGAGTTCCTCCCACTCGAACAACACACCTGACTCTGAGCCCTCATAGCTGATATCAAGCTCCTGGGCAATCTCCACAGGATCATGGTTTCTCCTAGCACGTTCTCCTTGATACCAATCCTCATTCTTCTCAGGGTGAAGCTTCCAATGGAGAGATTGCACCTGGATTGATTTTGAGTGGCGTAGCTTGGCAAAATGATTATTGAATCCTTTGGGAGTCGATACAGCAATACGGCAATTGGAAGTATCAGCAGAGGAACGCCATGCAGAGGTGTCAACATCCCAAAAGGCAAACTCATCAAAGAGGATAGCAAGCTGCCTACCACCACGACTGAAGTTCTCGTTGGTGGCCTCCCCTGTTATGATGGAGCCAGTATCTGGATTCTTAATCTTCATGTAGGTGGCATGATCCTTTTCTTTGTATCCACGAGGAAGCATCCACTTAGGTTGATTGGCAATCAGAAATCTAATCTTCTGCATGAGGGTGGCCATGTCACCAATCTTATCAACATACTGTTCCTTGCGTGAGCCACAGAGAAAGTCTTTACCTTCACCTTTGAACTGCCAGTACCATGTGAACACAGTAATAACACACCAACTCACTCCCATGTCACGAGACTTATCCACCAGGATATCTTTCTGATTCTCAATGGCATCGACCAGCTTGAGGATAAACTTGTCCTGATAATCGTAGGTAACAAAAGGAATCACAGCAGGTGTCTTTCGAGGATTGTAAGTCATCCCAAAAGTGTTGATCCAGAATAGGATGTCATTCTTGCAGCGATCTTTCACCAATGCCATAGCCTCGGGCTTATTACGAGTTCTGATCATGACCTTGAGGCGGTGATCTAAATTGGCCTCGTAATCGTTGGGGTAAAGTTTCTCCTCACTCGACATAAAACCACCTACGCGTACTAAGTTTTTGGACTATTAAACTGATATTTTGGGGACAAACTTGGGAGGGTGTTAGGGAGTGCTCTCTCTTATAATATAAAGGGGGCCCTGGGTGCCTACTTTGTCCATTAACATGCCACAACCTGTTTACATGACTCATCTTAGGAGATCCATATTAGTGTTCCTCGTGGAACATACTGGGCATTGTATCATCTTAACAGATCTCTTAGCTTGCCTAGCTTAGATAATGAGGGCATACCTTCCAATTGGCTCTCATTAACGTGTAGGTGTTGGTGAGTTGAGCCAAAGTGTATTCCATCTTCAACAGCACCATGAAGCTTGTAGCTAAACTTCGTGGCATCGAGTGATAATCTTCCATCATTAGCATTAACATGTTCTTTCATCTTAGAACTAAGCGATGGCAAGTCTAATCCCACTTTATCCATAAGCTCAACAACTCTTGATCTAACATTAGCCGAACCTAGCAAACGTGAGCCATTAACAACTGCTGTTACATCTTCTTTGGGGTCATATACATCTCGGTAGGATTCAGCTACTTTACCTTTATTATTAACAATAGCTTTGGCAAACATTTCATGCTTAACATTATCTAAAGGTGCCATTACTACATATTGTACATCAGTGCTCAATGGAATACAAGCCCTAGATTCACATTGATAAAATAATTGTTGATGACACTTGACATGTGTGTTGCACGTGGTACACTGTGTACATGTTAACCAAACAGCGCAAGACATATTACTTAACACAACAAGCAATTAATAAGCTAAAGGCCATTGCTTCACATGAACGGATGTCAATGTCAGTCATGTTGGAGCATTTGATACTCAATGCGTAGCCCCTTTTTTGTCTGTCATGTGTCACGTGTCACATTTGGTACAATATAGAGGAAGATCAAACAGATGAGGAGAGTAGAGGCTATGAAGATTATACCTAGATGGAAGCTAAGAAGCATGTTTCGAGAGTACTTTAACGATTATTTAACCATAGATAACTACGCGAGTGTTTATGGTGTAAGCAATAACAAGATGTACCGTGCAATAAACATCGGACGCATACTGCACAACAAAAAAGCAGAACAACTGCAGGAGGCTAGACAGTCATGAATACACAGACAGCAACATGGAAGAATGCACAACAAGCATTTGAGGAAGCAATAGCAAGTGGGAAATTATCATGTGATCCAAATGCTAGTAACTACGCAGGCCATTACATGTACATGGGGCCTAACACAAGAGCTGGTGTTAATGCATTCAAACACAGCCTCACAAGAGAGTATATTCAATAACACACCACAAGGCGAGAGGAGCTAACACAATGACCACACAGGAGTTGATTGAGGAACTTGAAAAAAGAGTAAAAGAGAGAGGCACTCCTTTTATTTCCTTAGGTAAATCATGGTTACTAGACATCGTGTCACGCCTCAAACAAGCTGAAAGGCTGGCAGATGGATTAAAATATGAAGACTTTATCATCTGTGATTACTGCTCTGGTGGCGGTGCAGATGGTCAAAAGAGTTGTCTTAGATGCAACGGTAGTGGTGTAACTTTAGGAAACAAACTTACACAAGCACTGGGGGACTGGAACAAATGAAAACACAAAAGTTAATTAACAAATTAGACATAAGATTGTCTTACGCAACACCAAATACCAAGACATATGAAGTATACCAGTTAGCCATATCACGACTTAAACTAGCGGAAATGATAGTAGATCAGCTAAAGCAAACTTATCCGTTCTTAGAAAGGCTTTCTGATCTTAACAATGAAGAAAGCACTGAAATGCAAGACTCAGCATCATTTATATTGATTAATAGCAAAGAACTATTGAAGGAGTGGAGTAAATGAGCGGATACTCGCCTGATTACTCGGCTAAAGAAAAGATGGTTAAACAAATGATAGATGACTTAAAGTTAGAAAACCTTACATACAGCCATATCAATCAAATCCCTAATTGGCTATATGAAATATGTGATAATTTAATAAGAGCAGGGTGGAGGAAACAATGAGCATACAAACACAGAAATATTGCCCCGATTGTGCAGATAGAAAGGAACATAATATTGATGGTAGATGTGATTGTGAATGTCATTCAAAGCCACAGGATCACCCAACTAAAACTCTACACGAATGCCCTGTTTGTGGTGTTGAATCAGAGAATGGATGTAATAATGGACATGGGGAGGGTAATTAAATGACGACACAGGAAGAGAAAATAAAAAAGCTCAAGGCCATTAATGTACAACTGTTGAGGGCTTGTAAGAATGGACTAGAACTTGGTGAACACTGGAAGAGTGAGCTTATGGCCCAACACACCAGTATACAGCCTCTATTCCAGCATCATATAGACTCTATGAAAGAGGCTATATTTAAGGCCGAACAACAAGGAGATAATAAATGACGGTTATAGATGTGGTAGTTATAGCATTATTGCTCTTATGGTATGGTGGATTGATCATCTTATTAAAGAAATTCACACACATGAGAACAATGAAGGAAGTAAATTGGAGCAGTATGATGAACAGTTTTATTGTTCTCGGACTGCCTATTTTACTAGCATTATTGTATTTGTTGTTTACAACGTAAAATAAACAATTGTAGTTTTATAAAAGTTTAACGGTAATCTTGGAGGGGTCTTAGATGTACCGGAAGGTATCGCTAAGTAAATATGGAGGGATGACAGGCGTAGTTCAAGTGTTAGGGATTTATTTAATCTCTGAGACTTCTTGGGCTGCGCTTGTCTACTTTTTAAGGATAGTGGAAAAAGGTCAGTAAAAGTGGAGGTAAGACAGTGAGAGAGATTAAGTTTAGAGTGTGGGATAAAGATCAACAAATAATGTTTATACCGGCATATTTAGATTTTGACAAACAAGGAAAGCTTATAGACATATTAGGAGATGATACAACCGATGGCTTCGTTGCTACTGAAAGGTCATTAAACAGATGCGTTTTAATGCAATACACAGGATTAAAAGATAAAAGAAGTAAAAATGGAGTTGAAATATATGAAGGAGATATACTTGTAGGAGAAGGTGATAACAAAGATCCTTATGTAATTGTGTGGGAACAATGGAATTGTCTATTCAGTTGTGAACATTATTCTGGGGATGAGTTTTTTACAATGTATGACGTTAAATGTTACAGAATGAGAGTTTTGGGAAACATTTACCAACACCCACAACTACTAAACAAGGAGACAACAAAGTGATTAAGATTGGAGATACAGTAATGCTTACGGGAACAATGAAGGTGACAAAGATAGAAGAGACTACAATTGGTAAACGTCTAATATATGGTGGGTTACATGAATATAAAGAAGGTGATCATGAGTATATTGTTGTGCCTGCCGAATGTGTAGATGAACTACAGCCTCAAACCGAAACACTCACATTAACCGAGGAAGAAGCTGATGACCGTCATAGGCATCAACAGTAATAGGTGCCATGTGGATGATCCCAGGAATAAGGAGATGGAGTTATATGGGCATGGAGGCAGACAAGGCCACCTGTTTGATGTGTGGTTTGAGTCTAACGAAGATAAATTAGAGATCATGTGGAAAGAGGAAAAGAATCTCTACGATGGTGATTGGACCGATTTCATATGGGAGAAATACCATGATCACAAGGAGAATGATGGTGAAGGCTAGATGGTATCACTTCAAGAACACACGTATGCAATGGTGGTATGAGAGGTATAGGGCGTTTGGGTACTCACACACAGACGCTATACATAATACAACAGATAGATATGAAAGGTTATGGATAAACTAATTGGACTGATTGTTGTTTTAAGCCTCTGTGGGCTGTTTTGGGGCATTAGTAAGGAGCCGCATGAGAAAGCTCATTCGATTGCTCACAGAGCCTCCCAGGAGCCTACAGAGGCCTTTATGGAGAGGTTTGTGAGCGCTGTCAGGATGGCAGAAGGTAATGTTAATTATGGGCTGGTTAATGATGAGTGGTGCCTTGATGCAGACGCCTGTAGATACTACGCTAAGGAGGTACTACGAGTGCACGCTCTACGCTGTAGCAATGATATACAATGTATCGGGGGGTTTTATGCGCCGTTAGGCGCGAGTAACGACTCACAAGGGCTTAACTACCACTGGGTGAGAAACGTAGAGTACTGGATGGAGAAACTATCATGATACCTAAGTCTAAATGTAGGTTTATATGTGCGGGGTGTAACTATTACACTAATGATTGGGTACAGTTTAACGGGCATAAGTGTACAAAGGAGAAGGTATGGGTGAGAAGAAGGATGGTGGGCCAGCGTTTGGTGGTTCTTATGATGATGTTTACATTCATGCTTATAAAGACAAAACACAAGAACCTTTTAAATTTAGAGTAGAACACAGAGGCATGTCCCTCCGTGATTGGTTTGCTGGAATGGCATTGTCTTATCTATCAGTAATACAGCTAAAATCTTTAGAGGACAAAGTAGGAATCCCTCAACATGAAATAGCTGAAATGGTTTATAACATTGCAGACGCAATGCTTAAGGAGAGACAGCGTGAAGCCGACTAAAAGGGAGAAAAAGATAGCTAAACAAATTGTTAATACATATGGGACTCGGTTAAATGCTAGAGCTATGGAAGTACTAATCTCAGGATTACTAGCAGACTATCGGAGGGAGTTGGCGAACAATGAAGTATGTGATCGGTGTAGATGTATATTAGAAAAGCATGGAGATGGATGCCAATGTTGGAACGATGAATAGAGAACTATGGAGGAGATGATGAGTGAGTTACAAGAGTTATTTGACAGATGGATAAGTACCCTGAGACATAAGGCAGCAACCTATGAACACCCTGCAAGGGGAAGAGGCGAAGAGGTGACTGAGTTGTCCTTAGACACTGTTTGTAATGAGATGAAGGCTTTCTTGGTTGGATTGGAGAGGCGTGATGACTAACCCTACATTTGATGAGAGCATTGCACTAGAACTATGGAGATTTAGGCACACTAAGTTACATCATGATGCTCTTAAAAAAGAAAAAGATTATGTTAGAGCTATCAAAGCCCTCATCCTTAGTGAGTTGCCACTTAGACAAGAACATCAACACACATCAATGGCTGTGGATGAGCATGATGAAGGTTACAACGCCTACCGCCAAGAACTAATCAAGAGGATGTCACTATGACTAAGAAGATTAAGGCGTGGGGATTGTTGGGTGAATATGGTTTGGGAAGGTTTTGGTTCAAACAAAAAGGGAGTGCTCTAACTCAGTGCCCAAACAATATGAAGGTGGTAGAGCTGGAGATCCACATCAAGCCAAAGAGGAGGGGGAAAAGGTGAGCAAGAACATAGGTTGGACTAAGAAGTATGCTAAGAGTGTGGCTAAGCCACTGAACACTAGTGTTAGTATTGCTTATGCTATCAAAGAGGAACACTTTAGATCAAATCCATCTACTCATGAGTGGATGGTGGAGGTGAGGAAGAGATGAGATGTCATAAATGTTGGTCAGATAGATTTATGCTTGGTGATAAATGTGTGAGGTGTGATTATGACTAACCCCAAAGTTAATGAGAGCATTGATTTTAATAACCACTTACACAAACCAGAGGTTAAGAAAAGGTTGGTGGCATATGAACAAGAAAGAGGTTGAGCAGATAGCAAGACAGTTTCACGATACCTATGAGCGCCTTGCACCTGAGTATGGTTATGAAACAAGAAAAGACACCAAAGAGTTTAACCCTAACTCTAAGAATGGAAAGTTAATGATTAGAGTTTGTAACGAAGTAGTCACCAAAGCCACTGAGCCGTTGGTATTTGTGATGGAGAATATTAAGCACTACCACGATACAGATATAAGACCTACACAGAAGGCTATGCAGATGATTTCTGATGCCCTCAAACTCCACAAAGAGAGGATGGGAGAGTGACAATCAACCAAGAACATTTTATGAAGTGTGCTATTTGTGGTCAATACTTTGATAAAAGAGATTTAAGTGATGTATTCAAACATGAACACGATAACGTAGATCAGGGGGAATTATGGAAATACTCAGCTTTACCAAAAGGCAATATCAAATCGATGCGTGCGAAAACGGAATCGAAGTAGCTCATGAAGATGGTGGTGGCCCATATATTGTAAGTTGGGATATTATAATTCATGAGTTTGAACAGTGGTCTAAGGGTAATAGAGAACAACTCAGGACTAACACCACCACATGAGATAAATAAAAATGAAACAATGGGGTATGTGTGTTTGGTGTTGAAAAAGTTCTTATTATTGCAAATGTAACACCACAGAAGGTGAGGGATGAGTGAACATAAAGAATGTTGGTGTAGTGTTGGATGGGGATATCCTTTGCATTTATATCATTCCAAAGATTGTAGAAACAAGTTGGTTCCTAAATGTTTGAAAGTAAGTATATGACACCACAGGAGGTAGGGGATGAAAATAGCTTGTGATATATGTCAAATGGATATGAAAGAGCCTGGGGCTTTGATATTTACACCACCGAACATAGTTCATAGAGTTATTAAAGTTCATGTATGCGTTAAGTGTTGGAAGGTTATTTCTGATGAATTTAGAATTACGGAGAAGCCATGACACCCACCCCTGATCGGGAGTTGATGGCTATAATTGATGAATATGTAATGTTTGCCTATGATAGAGGCCAATCATATTTGAGGTTGATCAAGTGGGCTGAGAAGCGAGAGAAGCCATTACAGGATGTAGCTAATCAGTTTATAGACAAAGTGAGATTACTTGAGAAGGAGAACGCTGATCTCAAGAAAGAGAATGAAAGAATAATAATAGGAAACACCCATCTTAAGAAACGTATGGAGAAATGGAAACTTAGATATGATTGGCGATGCAATGATATTGCTAATCAAGATAAAGAGATTGAGGATCTTAAGAGACATAATTTTGTTTTCAGTCAATTTGAAAATATAGCTGAGTATGAAGAAGCTTGGATGGATTTGTCTAATGAATACAGGGCTCAGATTAAGGAGTTAATGAAAAATCAGCTTACTGCTACAGATGCTCTTTATATTGATCAAAACGATATGTTAAAAAGAGCTAATAAGGATCTCAAGAAGCAGGTTGAGGAGTTGAAGAAGAATGATGCTTTCTTTTCTCCTAAGTATAAAGAGATGCAACACCGACTAGATGAGGCTGAGAATAAGATAGCAATTTGTACTAAGTGTTCTAAACAATTCTATTCACCAAGAGAATATATGAACAGGCATTGTCCGTTCTGTTCTTCTGACCTGAAAAAAGATTGTCTAATTGTTGAGATGCAGACTCGCCTTGATCTTGCTATTGAGTGGATTAAAAAGAGTCACCACTTAGATGGATGTATTAGAACAAAACAACCTTACCCATTGAGAAATAAAAAAGAAGATTGTGATTGTGGACGTAAGGATACCCTCACCAAGCTAAAGGAGAAATTATGACTGAGATCGATGAGTTAAATAAACAATTAGCATTCTTTACGGAACTAGACTTTGATAACAATGTTAAAATCGACAAGCTAGAGAGTAGTCTTGGTCTTGCTTTAAAGACACTAGAGTATGCTAATTCTCTTATACCTCGTCATGCTCCTTATCGTAGTTACAAAGAACATGGGTGGAGTAAGTCGGCAGTGAAGAGTATTGATGATGTTATTGCCAAGCTAAAGGAGAATAAGGATGAGTGACGGAAAAGGTTGTTTATGTGAAGCCCATTCATATGCTGAGTGTGGATGTCCTAATGTTGATTGGACACCACAACAGGTTTATGACTTGAAGGATAAGTGTATTGCCAAAGACGCTAAGATCAAGGAGCTTACCCAAGTCTTAGATACAGCACACAAGGTCTTTGCTGCTGATATCACTGGTCTGCATAAGATCATTAAGGAGCTAGAGTATAAATCTCAAGAGGCTTGTAATGGCCTATCAAGGGCCACAGACAGAGTTGTGAAGCTTGAGAAGAGGGTTGAGGAACTACAACGACATAAGCACCCTCTTGAGAATAGGTCAGAGGCTGTTGTGATAAATCAAAGAGTTAAGATTGCTGAGCTTGAGAATGAGGTTCAATCAGCATACGACTTAGCAGAACGTCACATGAATGAGAAGCATACTCTCACCACCACTAATGAGAAGTTTGTGGAAGCCCTAGACAAATATGGTGACCATCTTAAATGTGAAAAGTTAGTAGGTGCATCTGGTTGTGATTGTGGATTTGATGACACACTATATCAAGCGAGTAAGAAGATTAGGAAGGATTAAACAGAAATGGTCGGTGGCGGAATAGGTAGACGCTAAGCTGAGCTAAAATTACCAAGCTCTATAGACTAGAGGAGATCCCAGCGGTGACCAAATCTAGTCATGCGAGGTGACTCTACGAGGAACAGGATTACGGCTTACGAAAGTTTGTCGCTCTGACTGTCTCGTCAAATCCTCGCCCGACCAGTAGTATTGAATTGCCGACAAGAAAGAAAAGAGTATGGACAAACTACATAGCTATGGGTCTGATGTACAATTGCCTATGTACCAGAAAACTTTCTTCCACATGACAAACTCCATCAGACATGTGGATAGGCAACAAGATTGAATTGCCGATGCGGTGTGATGACTTAAGCTGGATCATGGTCAGGCCTGTCTTGAAGGCTGTATCATTGCATTATGAGAAGGTGGCTCTGTCGCTTGAAGCGCACCCACAGTCGGTACAAATCCGGCCATCGGCACCAAATTTCGCTAAATCACGCCATCATCAGTTTGCCTGAAGTGACAGGCTAGGTATCCGATACTGACCGAATGGGGGCATAAATATCGGAAGATTGACAGCTCGGAGAGACGGCACCAATCTAAATGATAATGTACTAGTAGAGATTGTTGAGAGCGTACAAGGCGTAGACGTACAGGATCAGGCTTCGTTACCTGGTTGTATCAAATGGGATCGTTTCCCTACCTCGACACCAACTTTAAATCCCACCAACCTACCTTTTGATTAATGCAGATGCAACTTAGGTGCTCTGCTATCCTGAATCCATACATTGTATATATGTGTTTTTAGGATAGGAGAGCTTCAGTTCTTCCTGTTTATTTCATACAAGATCTTACCCTGACTGGATTTAGAGACAATTTCCAGTTTACCTCGAAGGTGTCCTGCCAGGTATCCTCTGAGGGGGCTATCGGACAGCCCCGAGTTGGCTTTCATATCCTCAAAGGAAAAGACTTTTTTAAGATTCTTACATGACTTAATGTAGCTGTCTAGACGGTCTCGTTTGGTCATATTGCCATTCACATCGATCCAGCTGCAGTAGGTGGCTGGGTCATAGTTAAGGCCAAACTTCTTTTCCAAGTTCTTCTGGGAGTTCTTGTTGAGCTTCCAAACAGTACCACTGTCATCTGAGTCCTTGATTTATCACAACAGCCTCTGGCCTATTCTCAAGAGGGTGCTTAT